CTAAGCGCTTGATAACCGATTGCTGTGTTTTCCCCTCCTGTAACATTTTGTGCAGATTCGCTGCCAACAAACGTACTGTAATCGGAGTTAGAATTTCTACCTGCATTGTAACCTATTGCAGTTGTGTCAGATATATTTGAGTTATTTTTGGAAAGGGCCCCACGGCCTGCCGAATAATTTGTGTAGTTGTTTGTGAAAGTGCCGTTTACATATTTTTTTACAGTGCCATAAGTTAAATAACTACCGGCAGGAATGAACTTATTACCTGAAGCATTTTCCCAATTTGTCCAAGCCGTCGTATCGTCTGCAACACCATCCCCAACAGCGCCAAAGTCTTGGGGAGTTACAAATTCACCAAGTTTATTGGCAACCGTCCTTACGACAGCGCCAGTACCTGCTGCCGTATAACTAGCAACAGAGCCTAGATTTGCCGCACTTACTTTTACAGTACTTGCACCCTGCACCACCGGAACAAGTTCAGTGCCAGCCAGTGGAGTAGTCGCTGCTGGGAGATTGGAGATTTTGACGCCTGCCATTTTTTGTTCCTTTACGCCCAAGACCTAACTGGATACTGGACAGTTACTTCGTATTCACAGAAATCGTCTTCGCCAACTTCGCGCACGTTTACATGCCAGCCGGGTACAGGCTCCGTCTCAAATATTGAGCCGCCATCTGAGTGAATGACCGTGCCCGTTTGTCTGTAGATGTTTCCAACAACATCAACTGAGAAGGCAAACTTTGGCACCAACCCACCTTCAACTTTGTCAAACAAGACTGATTCGGCTTCTTCTTTGTTGGAAAACTTCAGGTACTTATCCATCACTTCGTTAATGCCTGTAATTGTCCAGCGGAGAGCTGCTTGGGGTAGTACGCGAAGGAGCGGATGTGGCCGTTGAGGAAGTTTCCAGCTCCAGCCCAGTTAGTGCCAATGTACAGGCGATCCACTGTAGGGACAGTTCCCGTCGAATCGGTCCTTGGCGTCGCGCCGTTGCAAGACTCCCTAAAATTGTTTTGTTTGTACGCAAAAGCATCTTTTGTAGTGTTTGTAGATGCCGTTATGCTGAATGAGCCGATTCCAGAGGCTTGATTCACTCCGCCATTTAAAACGTTTGCACCAATGTAAAGATTGCCTGCGTTGAAATTTCCGTAAATACTTTGGTTAAACGTGCCGTCGCTGATTGCGTGAGTAAGCGCAGCGGCAGTTACGCTTGGCAGTGTTGAAGCCTCAACGTAAGTAGTCCCCTCAACCGCGTTATACCAGTTGGAGAAGTTCGCCCCCGTCATAGTCGCAACATCCGCCGCACGAGTGAGGGCCGTAGTCGTGGTTGGGATGACGCTGGTGGGGAATGCTCCAACTTCCAGTTGAGCGCCCCAGAAAAATAGGCCTGAGGTGCCGTCACCTGTGTAAACAGTGCTAACGCCGTTTGCTAATTGCTGACGAAACAAAGCTGTTCCGGTGCCGGTTGGTGTGTACACAATCCAACAACGCCACCAGCCATTTCCAGCAGAACTAATGCCGGAAGAAACAACTGGTGCAAGTACAGTACTGCTACCTGTCTCAAGATCGAAAATAACATTTGCTGGGCCTTGAAGACCAGTTCTCACGCACACACGCCGGGCCCCCCCTGTCAACCCAAGCTTGGCGTAAAAAGACCATGTATATAGGGTTCCAGCAGTAACGGTCGCAGTTCTGTCACCCGCATAATGCTCACCATTACTTGTGTCCTCTCGAAAGAAATCAGCCAAGCTGCCGTCAGGTGCCGTAATCTGATTAGCAACGACCACACCACCAGTCCCACCACTTAATGCATCGCCTGAGTTTAGTGCTAAATTCGTCCTCTGCTCCTCAATCAGCAGCCCCTTGGGCTCAAGAGTCACAGGGTCGTAGTCGAAGCGGGGGCCGTAATAGGCTGATGCCTCTGTTTGATAGTACGGCTGAAGAGCGCCGACGTTTAGTTGGGCTCCCCAGACGTAGATTGATGTCGTCAACGTGTTTGCTTCACCACTGCCAGAAGTTGCAGAACTTACAACATACACTGCAAGAGACGAAGACGCTGCCGAGGGGGTAAAAAACATCGTGCATTGATACCACCCATTTCCAACATCTTGGATTGACGATGTTGGGGTAGCACCAGTGGTTGTGCCAACGTTGCCAACCACACCATTGGCTACGTCAAAGTTAGCGTACATCCCTCCAAAACCGCTAAAACCTCTTAACTGGACAAAATCGTTAGTGCCCTTTTTTACATACACAGAAAACGCGTGTGCAACAGCCGACAGGGTTACCGCCTGAGATGCGAAATGCGCCGCACTTGTCCCATCGGCGGTTATTGTATCTGCCGTAGTTGTTCCATCTGGTGCCGCTACAGTGTTAGCGGTGACTGTTCTGGCACCGGCGGAGGAGTTCCAAACCGCATTATCAAACTGCTCCGAGTACGTCAGCAAATTGTGCGGCGCGTACTGAAGCTGGCCGTCGGAGCCGATTAACGTGGCGTTGCTGGTACGGGAGAAGGTGATCCGGGAATCGAGCTCACCGCTCAAGAAGTTAAACGCAAGTTTGGCATAGGGCGGAGCATTCAGCAAAGACGGTATCCCGCCAAGCCCCAGACCAACGGCGTTCCGGAGTGCTACGCCCCAGCTCATCGGATGTTAATCGGTTTGGCGTACAAAGTGCCGCCAGATGCAACCTGCACAGCGCTCACAACCCAAGGGCCGCCAGTGCCTTGAGGCACAAAGAACGGAACAGGAGTGCCAGCAGGGATTGGCGTGTCAGAAGTGGTTGCCGTTGCGGCTTCACCAACACAAATGTAAGCGTCAGTCGTACACCAGACAAGTACACCTTGAGGACCAGCAGGCCAAGTGCCAGTAACGCCAGCAGTACCCGTATAAGCAACGCTTTTAGCTGCAAAAACAGCATCATTCAAAGGTCGAAGAAGTTCCATTTTTTTTCCTTACGCCAAAAACCTGAGCTTATACAAGGTCGAGAGATACAACGCAACAATCTCATCAATGATATTGTGCAACGGCGTGCAGTCTTTATCCACAATTTTGAAGCGTTCCGCCTCAATTTCTTCCATCTGATCTTGCAAGAACTCAACAATGTTGCCGGTCTTCTTGGCAGACATTAAAGAAATAGGCCCCATTAGTCCATGCTTGCCTTGGTAGGCTTCAGCAAAGTTATCCGCCAGCCCAACGACCTCCTCGTAAAAGCCCTGCAAAGCCATGTGTTTGGCAAAGCTACGAGTATTCAGATGCACCGAGTGCGCAACGTCACGCGCCAGAAACAGCATCCCTACGAAATCAGAAGCCTTCATTTTGCATTCCTTCTTGAGGCATTTGCATCTCATTGCTCATTGACTCACGGCCAGGCATCTGCCCAATCAAGTCGCCCGTGTCCAATGCAGCGGAAATCGTACCCATCACGATATCCTGGATCTGGTCAGGCGTCATGCCAGCCTGCACAGCGCTAATACGCTTGGTCTCGGCATCAAATGCCTTGATCTGAGCCTCAAAGTCCTGCCTGCGCTGCTCTTGAGCTTCCATAGACTTAGACACGTTCTGGAGCATCTGGTGCATCTGCTCCATCTCCTGCCCCATCGCCTGGATCTGCTGTTCAGCAGCTTGCAGCTCTGGCGACTTGTCATCGTCAGACAGCAACTTAGGATCAATGGTCTTGGAGAACCGCTTGGCCATCTCCTCAGCCCCAGGCCAATCCATGTTCTTGATGAACAAGTCACCAGCCACAGCCCACAACTGAGGATTGCCTTGCAACAACTGGCTCATCGCATCCAAAGACTCTTGGCGCTTGGTCATGTAGCTTGGGCCAGTCGTGACGCAAACGTCATACTTGCCAACGCCCAAGTTGTAGATCTTCTCAAGCACAACGCCGTTTTGATCCTCAATCTTACGCACAGGCTCTTGCTGCGTAGGATCAATCTTCGCCATCTTGGTCTCGCCATCTATGCCAATAATCCGCGCAATACGCTGCGTGTCATAGATCTTCGGCGCCAAGTCAATGATCTGCCGACCAATGTGGCGTACAGCGCGAGCAAGGTTGTCTACGTAGTGATACGTGCCCGTATCGCCTTGCTTCTCACGCGCGAGAATAGCCCGGCCAGACCGCTCATTGCTGGTTGCGCCGAGACTCGAATCATATTGGCCCGTCGTGCTCTTGATATCGTCCGAAGCGCCCATCTTGGCTTGAATAAGGCCTGTCTGGGCCATTGGAGGCAAGGCACGTTGTGGTAGGGGCAGAACTGCTCCCTGTCCATCCGTAACGTCCGGGTTGACCTCAAGGTAAGGCCAGTTCTGCGTGTTGGCCGTCTTCCATTGCTGCTCATACCCCTCGAACTGCCCACCGTACCCAATGAACGGCGCCTTTGGTGCCAACGCAAGCATCTCAGCCTCTTGGCTGACCCAGTAGTTGTACATGCGCTGGGCATCCTTGGCGTTGCGCACCAAGCCAGACACATAGATACGACCATCAACTTCAAACTCGTTACCAACAACCCGAACAACAGGAATGTACTTGCCAGCCCAATCTTGCTCTTCAAGGATTTCATAGCCGTTGATCTTGCACCATTTGACCTTCTGAACATCCGCCTGACGAGTGCGAACAGGCTTCATGCCCATCGCTTTCATGTTCTTGTCCTCGGCAGAGCCTGCAAACAAAGAAACATTGCCAGGGTACAAGTTCAGGGTCTTCTTCTCGTGCTCAACGTAGAAATACTCGGCAATCCGCACCGTGTCTTCGTTGATCCACTGCGACAGCGACTGATCCCCAACCCCCAACGTCTGCAACGTGGAAATCGGGTTCGCGTCCGGGAACATCCGCTCGTAATCCTCTTTCAGAATGTCCTCAGTGATGAAACACCACTTGGCATCCGAGCCACATGGGTCTTGGATCGTCGGATCCATGTACACCGAGAAAGAATTACGCACCCGGCCAATCTTGATGTCTTGGTCAAACGAGTCTGAATTGCAATACTCGGTCAGAAGGCGGATGTAGCCCTCACCGTACGCCACCTGATTTTCACAGGCCGTATCGTATGCCACATCAGCGTCAGAAATGTACTCAATATGACGCATCAGGCCGTCATAAATGTCGGCAACCTCGGTATCCGCCTTGTCATCCACAGGGATGATCTTGATGGCCGGACGGTTCTGGCGCTGGTCGTTCGTGACTTGCCGAACGTGCTGCGGGAGCTTATTGATAGTCAGGCAAGGCCGCGCATTGATCGTTTGACCCTGCACAGCCCCACGAGTCGCCAAAACATCAGGCGGCCACTGCCAGTGATTGTCCGGCGACCCGGCAAAGAAGCGAAGATCGTCAATCTCATCTTCGCGGCTCTCTGAGTAAGCGGAAATCGCCATGTTAAGCCGGGCACGAGCTGTAGACAGCACGTCAGACTCTGACTTGCCGCCACTCTTGCCACCCTTAGCCACCGATGCCGCCGAACTCAAATCAGCCATTCAAAACCCCAATCACGTCAGGCTCACGCATCATAAGATACTCTTTGCCGTCATGCTTAACCTTCTGCCCGGAATACTCACCAAACAGCACATGGTCACCAACCACCAAATCCATAGGAACCAGCGTACCATCTTCCTTGCGAAGACCCGGGCCCGCAGCAACTACAACCCCACTAGCCATTTTGCTCTCAGGCAAAACAATCAGCCCGCTTGACTTTTCAACATCTTGCTCAATCAGTACGCAATTGCTTAAAGGTGTCAGATTCATTTCTTTTTTGGTGTAGATGGTTTAGATGCTTCACGCTTAACAGAGTAGGCAATAGCAACCGCCTGTTTCACAGGCTTGCCAGCATTAACCTCAGCCTTTACGTTTTTGCGGAAGGCTTCTTTGCTGGTGGATTTTACTAGTGGCATTAAGATCCCATCCAAGAATTAACCACACCGCCGCCGCCCTGCATAGTCACGCGACGCTCGCTTTTCGGATTGTACTCCCGGCTAGCCACCGGGTACGCAAAAGTTACCGCCAACGCGTCTGCCGCATCAGGAGAAGCTAAACCCCTAGCCTTCATCTCCTTCTTCCCCTCCAGAAATATCGTCCCAGACGAGTCAGGCTTCTTCATCGGCCCCAGCAAATCAGACTTCAAAGCCCGATCCTGCGGTATCGAAGCAGTCTTCAACCACTCTTTCATCGTGCCCCACATCTCCGCACGCTTATTGCCCCACATGATCGGATTCTTGGCCTTCCAGCCAAAGTTTACCCCTCGAACCTTGTACCTCTGTTCCGTCAATCTGTCAAGAATCCCGTACCCCAGCCCGCCCTCGTCAATAACCGTCAACGCAGGCCGGAACTCCTCAATCGCCTCAATCACATTCCCCACCGTCGTCATCGTGTCGTCCCCCTTATACCGCCGGATCGCCACAATGTCCCGCCCCTGCCGCACCACAATCACTGTGCTATCCATCCCCCCACGCGCCGGATCCACCCCAATCACTATTGGCGCCGTCTGATCCTTCCACTTCTGCCGACTCATTGCCTCATCAATAACCACCGGCGAAATAAACTGATCCTCACCCGCAGCCGGAAACTCCCCATACACCTCCACCCGCGCTTGGATCGAGTCCTCACCGTACTCCGCAATGATCTGTTCATACACCGCCTTGTCCGTGCCCTCTACCGACCGCGCATCAATAACTTTCGTCTTCCAAAAGTCCCTCTTCGCCCCAAAACACTCAAAAAAGTACCCCACATTGCGTCGCGGATTGGAAAACGCCAGCCAGAAACGATTCGGCGTGTTTTCAGTGAAAAAACCCGTCGCCACCGACCAAATAGCATCGTCAATACCCGACGCCTCATCAAAAATCACCATTACACCGTCAAAATTGTGAACCCCCGCATACGCATCCGGGTTCTCAGCACTCCACAACCGACCCTCAATCCCCCAGTACCTCGTGCCCTTCCTCAAATCCTTCTCAACCAGCTCAGTCAACCACTTCGCAGGCAGCACCCTAGTCGCACTGATCTCAAACCAGTGGCTGTTAATCCCCATCGCCAACCACTTTGTGATCTCAGCCCACGTCACCGACCTCAGCTGAGGCTCACTGTTCGCCGAAATGATCGTTGTCGAACCAATCCGGGTCGAAAGCATCCAAATCACCACCCACGACACCAACGCCGACTTGCCAATCCCCCGGCCCGAACTGATCGCCTCCCGCAAGACCTTGTAGGCCACCTCATCATTAGGCAACGCATCTTTTCCCAGCTCATGATTAGCCTTAATGTGCTCCGCCAAGTCACTGAGCACCTCGCGCTGCCACTTCCTCGGGCCCTTGAAACGCTCCAGCGGCGTTCCCTTCTCGCCCCAAGGAAAGACATACATCACAAAAGCTAACGGGTTGTCCTTGATCTGGGAGCTCCAGATAAGCGACATCAGCTCCTGCTCTTCTTTGGGCTTGTAGATGGGGGTTTGCATGGAGGTGAATGTAGTGTGAGTTAGTTAATGATAACTAAAAATTAAAAATAAAAATTGGTGTGGGGCCTACCTCCAGCTTGACCGGCAGTGCAGGGCCCTACCCCCCCCCTCGATCTAAGCCGAGTTAGGCATAGGCATAGGCATAGGCATGGGGTGGGGGCGCTGGGTGGGAGCTGGGTGGGAGCTACGCTATCAACAATTTAATAGCCTAGTGTTTTCCCTAGTGCACAGACGCTAGAACCGTGGTACATTTCTATCACTGCGCGACATGACTGACAGACGGCGCAGCAACCAACCAAGGAAATGACCATGCAAGCAACCCGCCACTCACAAGCCACCGGGATCTTCTACCAGCACCTTCGCGGGATTGGCTGGCAGCACCTAGACACAAACGACGGCAAGCCCAGGCAGGTGGGCCCCTGGTACAAAACGCAGGCCGAACTGCTGGCCGATCATGCCGACTACCTCCAGCGCGCTGGTTGGATTCGCACAGCTTAACACCCAGGGGCTCCGGCCCCAGCAACCAACCTGGAGATAGAGACATGCGCACCAAGCAACTGACAAAGAAGATTCGCTACGCAACGGATGCAGAGGGCGATGCTGTGCTGTTCTCATTGAATGAGTCTGGCAAATGGGTGCAATTCGGGAGCTGCCACTACTCTGTTGTTAGCGCAATACTAAACAAAACGATTGCCCTCAAAGACGCTATCCCCCTCGTTCGCTTCATCTAACCCCCCGGGGCCCCGGCCCCAGCAACTTAAAGGAGATAGACATGCAAGCATTCAACATCATTTTCCCATCTGACGCCGATACCCTGGAGGCGACAGGCGCCTTCGAGGCTGAAAGCCGCGCCCTAGTGGCAAGGGCTAACGCCCTCGTCAGGCGTGCCGAGTCGGCACGGGGGGAATACCGCGCGGTGCTCGAAAAAAGAATTCAAAATCTGCTGTACGCCGCAGCAGCGGCGTATCCCCCCGGCACGTACCGCGGGGGGTGTGCCCCCTACATAACGCGTGGGGGCGACCCGTGGCGTAAGCCTTGGGTGATTTAAGCCCCCCGGGGCTCCGGCCCCATCAAAGGAACATCATGACTAAATACGACCAAGCCCTTGCCGAATACCACCGCACTGCCAAAGAGTTGTACGCATTCACCAAAGATCTGATGGCAGCAGTGTCTCCTTCGTATCCCCACAGAGCTGCTCTGAACGCTGCTAGAAAAGCGCACGACGATGCCTGGGATGCTTTGCGTGCAGCTAAGAGGATCCAAGCATGAAACAAGACATCCTATTCGCCATGGCTTTGGGCATCATCGGCGGCCTCGTTCTTGGGTGGTACTTCTGATGAGCTACTGCCCGAAGTGCCAGGCACCCGCAAGGGTGCTAGAGACGCGCCACAGCCCTGTACACGGCGTTAAACGACGCCGCCTAGGGTGCACAGGGTGTGGCTATCGCTGGACGCTCCTGGGCGACGCGGCGTACTACCTCGGAAAGATCGGGGGGGCCAAATGAACCCCCACATCCTAGAGGCTGACAAGTTGCTTGCGGAAGCAAACCTGCCAACCTACACCCAAGCGATGGCAGCTCTGCTCGCCCTGGCACGCGAGATCGGCTCCATACCCCACGTAGATCAACACAAGGTCTTCAAGGCCTGGGTGCTGCTCGACAGATACAGCGCCAACTCAAAATGACCCACCAGACTCACCAAAAGGCCCCCAGGGGCCTTTTTTTACGTCTCCCCCTGCCCTGACCCATCTTCGAGCTTGCGAGGCTCTACGATCGTCGCGTCAATGATCTCACCAGAGATGAGCCGTGCCTTGGCCGCCTCCAATGCATCATTAATACTAATACCCGTGTGTACTATTTCATGCTTTTGAGTTTCTGCCCAGCGCATTTGGGTTTTAGTCCACCATATAAGTGAACCAGTATCACCGGCCATTGCCTTATCGAATAAGGTCTTGCCTATTTTCCCATGCGCCTTGGCCCGACCTAATTCCAATTCTCTTTTGAAATGGGTGCGCAGGGTATCGACGTGAATACCGTCGCGCACCATCGCAGCGATGCTCTCTTGCTGCAAGCCAAAGCCCGAAAGCTTCTCGACCATCTCGCGTTCTTCGTCAGTCGGGACTATCCCCGGCTTGCCAGCCCCTTCCCTCACTCCACCCCATCCTCTACTTTCTTGTCCAGAGTTATCAAGATCGTCACTCATGTTAGTAGCTCCTCACATATTTACCCCACTCGGACGCCGGTGGCTGTTTTCCGGAAAGCGCATAAATTTTGCGCTGTAGTTCGTTGTAATGCTTGCGCCCTCTAGCAACGCCAAGCTCATCGCCTTCGTCCATTGCATCAACAAGCTTTTCAACACAAAGCTTAATTTCTTCAATGATTCGGCTCTCCATCTCAAGTCTGATCTCTTCCTCTTCACTCATCTCTCTCTCCTATGTCTATTCCCGCATCAGGACGGGACAAACGGACAATATATAAATATATTGTCCTGTCCTGTCCCGGTCTTTCTGCCTTGCCAAAAGGACATTTGTCCCGTTTGTCCCTGTCCTGTCCCGTTGTCCCAGTTAACTTTTTAACACTCAACTGTACCCCCTTTGTCCCGCCTAAAAACCTCTTTGTCCCGCCAAAATCCCTCCGGGACAGGACATTTGTCCCGTTGTCCCGCTGTCCTAGTCCTGTTTTGTCCTGGCCTGAAGCATCATGGCGCTGGCCGTAACGGGCTCAATCACAACCCACCCCTGCTCCCATGGTGCGATCACTTCGGCTAGAAGAAGGTTGTTTATCAGTCTCCCCTTCTTACTTGGTTGCGCGTAAGTGTTCGCTGTTGCTTGGCTCAGGCCGTCCTTCGTCAGATGGTCAATGAGGGCGCTGCGGGACAAATACGGTTGTCCGTTCCTTGTCTCGTGTCTTGCTGCAAGGAAAGCCGATGTAAACTTTTTAATATCCCTTGAATAATCGGATTCTTTGCTCTTTTCTTTAACTTGATAATCTTCAGTCACAGAAAATACAGCGCCAGATATCTCTTCGCCATCTTCGTCGTGCCAGCCTAATGCAACTGGTTTAAGTGTTCCATATATAGGCTCGGGCTCTTTATCGTCCTTTACTTTCTTTGCCTCTATCTTGATGGCCTTGTCCGTTGTGCGGGAGACATATATTGAGAAGTCAAGCCCGCCGCGCCATGCGCTGGAGCCGCGTTCTCTTCCCTGTGCTGTCTCACTCACTCCAGTGTGATGAACAAACACGGTTGTGGCACCTAGGGCTGAGGCTGCTGTACTGCATGAATTGACCATTGCCCGGACGTCCTTTGCCGCGTTCTCGTCGCCGCTCATGTGGTTGTTCACTGTGTCCACGATCAAAAGGCTGATCTGTTCTTGAGTGATTGAACGGACAAGCTTAATGACGTGTGCTGCTGCGCCTGGTGCGTCAAGATCAACTGGTCGGTTGCTTATGAAAAGGTTGTCAAGCTGGGTGGTTTGATGCTCAATTGCCCACGACGCTATCCGCTTTCGAATGCCATAATTGCCCTCGCCTGCAAGATAGACCACGAGGCCAGGCTTTGTTTTGATGCCTTGCCAGGGGATGCCTGCCGAGATTGAACAGGCCATGTCTAGTGCAATGAAGCTTTTGCCTGCCCCTGATGGGCCAAAGATCATTGCGACGCAATGGGCCGCCAACCATTCTTTGATGATCCACTTGGTGGGGGATGGCTCATCAATGAACGAGCTCCCACGGGTCAGGAAATAGTCGCTTGCAGGTGTGGCTAAATTCTCAAGCAAAGATTCGGCCGCTTCTGCACCAAGCGCAACCGAGCTGGCAACGTCGCTGTTTGGCTCGTACCGAGAGACTGACCGGGCAATCTGCCGGATCTCGGAGCTGGGCAATGGGATCTCACAGCGAGTCTCATTCGCAACGCTAAGAGCCGCCAAGATTTCAGCTTCACTCATTCCGTAAGAGCGCATTGCACCAGCTAGGCTGGTCAGGCCCGAGTTGCGATTGCCCTTGATGATTGACGAATCATTTGAGGCTGTCCGCTCTTTCCTCGTTGGCATCATTGATGCAAACCATTCCGGCGGAATGCTGACTGGGCCAACGCCGTCGAACGGGTCGCTTGATGCCTCCCATTGATATGTTTTTCCATTGATCTTGGATGGGTACGCTACAAAGTAACGGCCATTTGCGAGAAGATCAACTCCATCTAGCAGCTTGCAAGACTTTATGCCGTCTTGATACGCAGCAAGATAGTGATAGCCGCCGCCGGCAGTTAAAGCTGTGATTCCGTCGGGCAGTTGGCCGTGTTTTGCCGTCCATTCTTCCCAGCTGTCCTGCCCGCCGTTGCGAGGGTCAATGTCGTACACAACGATACCGGAAGCTTGTCCCGCAGCAACCCCAAGATTTAACTCCGGTTTTAAAGTAAACCACCGACGGATTTGCTCGGGGTCGTCTGTTGCGTCGTGAACTCCGTGCGCACAAGCCGGCTCTTTCCCGTCTTTGAGAAGAGGAAGAACTTTCCAACCCCAAGAGGCGTAAGTTAAGGCAACCTCAAGATTTGATCGTTGCGTCATTTTGTGCCCCCAATGGTTTGGAGGCAGGGTGGCCTGATGCGTGGCGCAGCAAGGGTGAATGATTTGGACATGGTTGGCGCTTTCTGAAGCACCTAGGTGGAGGCTGGGCGAAGCGCCAACCTCCCCGCGTGTACGGGCCCCAGCCCCCACCTAGGGGCACACGTTAACTGGTTGGCATACAAACCTTAACAGGATAAGAGAGACAACGCAATCAGGAAAGCACTGCTTTTGCGCTATTTGTCAAATAGTCACTCAGCGCCAACAACACCCGGTGCGAAGGATTGCAATCAGCATTGTTGCGAATGTCCCTCAGAGTGTTCGGATGCAGGCCAGTCTTCTCAGAAATGACAGTCAAGCGACGATCCTGAAGCTGTGCGCGTATCAATTCAAGTGTAAGCATGTTATTGTTAAAAAAGTTGCGTTAGGGTGTTGACATCATACGCCCGACTGAACTATAGTGTCAACACTGCTTGAACAGATCCCCTGACGAAGCAGCCAAACGGAGATAGAAATGGAACTGATTTATCAAGAAGGCTTCTATAAAGTGTACGCCTCGACGGTGGGCGATTACGTTCTGATCTGGTCATCAGACTACCCCGCCCGCTCTACCCTGATCGGTACCTGCGACTGCATGCTAGACGCACTAGAGTGGGCCAGAGACTGGGTGCATTGCAAAATTGATGATGTAGCGTTTTAATGCGCGCGGGGTGTTGACAAGTTAACAAACACCCCGTAAAGTACACACATCGCACGAACAGATTCCCTGACGGTGCGACATACGGAGATAGACATGAAAAACAATGACCTGCAACTGACCCAAGCCGATCAATTGGGTGCTCTGTTGGCTGAGATTTCTATCCTTGATGCAAAAGCCGAGACCATCAAGGCCGCCATGCGCGAAGCTGGCGGTGTTCACGAAGGTGTGCTGTTCCGATCTACGGTCGTTGAGTCAAACCGGTCCGTAACGGACTGGAAGGCCCTATGCGCCTCCCAGGGCATCGGGTCCGATGTGGTAGCAGCACACAGCAAAGTGACGGCGGTTTACAGCGTCAAGACCACCTCCAAATGAAGCACTGGCCCTTCCCCACTTACAAGGGGGTGGTTCTTCCCAAGCCACCTCCCTCACCGTTCCGCCAGGAACCCCTACCACCGGCGCCACCGGCGCCTTTTTGAAATGTTTTATACATACATGCACATTCGACTTGACAACAACAAGCCGTTTTACATTGGGAAAGGAAGTGGCCGCCGGGCTTATGTAAGGACTGGTCGCAACTTTTGGTGGACAAACATAGTTGCAAAAACGGATTTTAAAGTTGAAATTTTGGCTCATTGGGCCTCTGAGGTTGATGCTCTTGAACATGAAAGATTTTTAATTGCTTGCTTCAAAGACCTTAAGGAAAACTTAGTCAATCTTGAAGAAGGCGGCCTGCCTGGGCCCGTTGGACGTGGGAAACCAAAGAGCGAAGAACATAAAGCAAAGATTGCAGCAGCACATCAAGGCAAAAAAAAGAGGGCGCATTCGGATGAAGCAAGAGCAAAAGCTAGGAAAAGGCAAATTGGTAAAAAAATGCCAATAGAAGCTAGGTTAAAAATCTCTGAAGCAAATCGACGTAGAGTTTTATCAGAAGAAACCAAAGCAAAGATCTCATCAACCAAACTCGCAAGGAGTAAGAAAAATGGCATTTAATCTCAAACGAACAGGTGGAATTCACAACAACGGTGTTCGCATGGTTGTGTATGGCGCTAGTGGGTCAGGGAAGACTTCATTAATTCCAACATTGCCCACCCCATTGGTTATCAGTGCGGAATCCGGTTTGCTGTCAATCAAGGACGCTGACATTCCATACATTGAAGTAACGGATTACGACTCATTGATGGATGCTTATCGCTTCGCCGCTGAGAGTGCAGAGGCGAAAGAATTTGCATCTATTGCCATTGACTCAATTAGCGAAATTGCGGAAGTTGTTCTTGCTCGTGAGAAGCGCGTCAACAAAGACGGGAGAGCGGCATACGGTGAAATGCAGGTGCAAGTTCTTGAGATCATGCGCGCCTTTCGTGACCTTCAGGGCAAGCACATCTACTTCTCGGCTAAGTGCGAAAAGTCTCAAGACGAAGCAGGCCGAATTCTTTACAGCCCCTCAATGCCTGGAAACAAGCTGGCGCAGCAAATTCCATATCTGGTTGACGAAGTGCTGGCTTTGCGGGTCGAGCGCGATGCTGAAGGCAATACTCAGCGGGCTCTGATGTGCGACTCAGACGGGCTGTGGTTGGCTAAAGATCGCTCGGGCAAGCTGGGCGCGTGGGAGGGGCCGGATCTGGGGGCTGTTATTGCAAAGATTGGGGGGGAAGTATGACGACATTAAGAGAAGCCGCAAAGTTGGCGCTGGGTACGTTGCAAGATGTTTGCGCGCGGTTGCTATATAGGGGCGTATCAAAAGATCCCGACCATCCAGACCAAATAGCACTAGAGCAAGCCAGACAGACCATCCGCGCCCTAAAGCAAGCAACGGAACAGTTTGAGCAGGAACGTGACCCTGTAGCTTGGGACGGCTGGATAGTACGCGAAGTGTTGTTTGACGAAGGCGAACCCGTAGGCCATCGTGAACACAAGCCGCTGAGTGATGAGAAAGACTTAAGGAGGGCTTGGAATGAGTACCCCATAGACACTAGCGAGAAGCGCGGGCCGATGCTGATGACGGTAGGGGATACATTAGAGCGCGCAGGGTTTATGAAGCGCCCCCAGCCGCTGACGGATGAGCAGTTGGTCGAAGCATATTGCTGCGTGAACGACAAAGAATGGGCGATCGGGGGCATGACTGATGCCCGGATTTTTGCCAGAGCAATTGAGCGAGCACACGGTATAGGGGGTAAGGAATGACACAAGACGAAATCATCAAGCTAATGCAGCAAGCATGCGACCCCGACAAGAAACCCGCGTGGCATAACGGTTTTTGGACGATCACGCAGGAAGAACTGTTGCGATTCGCCGCCCTAGTAGCTGCTGCCGAGCGCGAAGCGTGTGCAAAAGTGGCAGAAGATTATAAAGAAAGTTGCTATGCCGGGGATCTGGACTGGTATTTAGCCAAATACATAGTTGACGAAATTAAAGCAAGGGGGAAGGAATGAGTAAGTGGGCACCGGCAAACAAATCAAACATTGCAAGTTGTATGCATGTTCGAAT